TTTATAACACTCCACCCCGGTGTTTGTCCATCGTTAATCGGTATCCAATTCGGATTCTTAATGGTTACCGTGCCACCTACCAAAGTCAGTTGCCCTCTCGGTGGAGTAATCACTCTTGACTGCGTAACAAGTGGTGCTGCTCCTACAAGACTTAACGACGCCGTGGATGGGAATGCAACCCTTCCATCTAGCACCGTGGGCGCGGCTCCTGTCGCCGTTACCGCTCCAACAGCAGGAGTAACACGAGTATCCTGCACAACGACAGGCTCGTTTGCGGCTATTGTCACCGCTCCTGCTACTGGGAAAAAGTCGATGTTTCTAAATACCACTACTGGGTATCCTTCAACATCAATGCTTCCCGTCGGAGGGACAATTACTGTTCCAGATATTGCTACGGGCGCAGTGCCAGCCAAAGCGGCTGCACCTACATCTGGCGTAATAACCGTACCACCAACTACAACACTAGGCGCAGACCCGATAAGGACCGCGCCCCCAGACGGTGTTACCACCGTTTCTCTGACCAACGTTGGCGCGTGACCTGTTACGGTCACAACACCTGCATTGGGTACTACAACACTCTCTCTGACGATTATAGGGGCTACACCGCCAAGGGCTAGTGAGCCAACTGCCGGGGTGATAAAGAAGTCAATTCTGACCTCTGGCGCTATGCCTTGGGTGACAACCGCACCGGCTTGAACCTCAATAATCGTCCCAGAAACAACAACGGCTGGAGCCGACCCAACAAGTACTGCACCGCCATTCGGCGTGACAATTGTGTCCAACAACGTCGATGGCGCAACGCCTACAACGTTTACTGCACCTGTAGCCGGTGTAATGAACTCTTGGAGAGAAAGTTCAGGTGCTACACCTTGTACAGCCAATGCCCCAGTTGCTGGAGTGATTACCGTTTCATCAACGACAATCGGAGCAGATAAACCGCCCCAAGTTTGTTCACCCCAACCACCTACCCCCCAACCTTCACCAATACCAACGGCACCAGTGCCCGGAGTAATGGCTCCGCCGAGGCCCCATTCGCCTCCGCCCCAAGCGCCTGTACCCCAACCACTAGCCACGGTTCACCTATTAAGTAAGAGTGAACACGCCAGTTGCAGCGGGCAGGATGGTCAAAGTATTGGGAGAAGTTACAGTGAACTGTGAAGACGACAATTGGCAAAAGCACAGTAGTTTGCCCGCGCCAGCACCAGTCGAGTTACGGATCACAGCAAACTTAACGTTAGTCAACGAAGCGCCAGAAGCCGTAAAGGTCAGACCGATAGTGGAGTAGGTAAATTTCTGTTGTTTAGCCGAAGCACCAACCGTCCAAATGCCAGTTGCCGGAACAAGATTTTTACCCCCAGTAGCGTAGCCACCAGTTGCAGAAATTTCGTTGGTCAACGAAGCATAAGTACTAATCGTAAAAGTTGATGCGTTACTAGCCGAACGAGCCAGAACCATTTTAAACACGCCCGCACCTAAAGTAATCGTGCCATTGCCGATGTACTTTTTGGCTTGGTTGTAAAGTTGCCACGCAGATGCAGCCATCTTAAATCTCCTTTAAATCAGCGCAGGATGCGCCAGTTTCTAAAATGTGGCGGAGTAACCCACCACGAACATCTAACTCAATCTCGTCACCCAACATCCCGATCAAGTCAATGAACTCTTGAGCCTGTGACACCATCCAAGGGTGGCACTGAAAAATTTTACCCCCAACGCTAACCGGAACCACCGGCTGTCCATCATTTTCTTTTTGCTCGTAAGCGTGATGCTTATCGCCATCTAAGCAAGAATCACAACCAAAAATATGAATCCGTTTAAAACCTAACATCCTAAAAAGTGGGATGGCCCGCAGTAATACTGTTGAGCCACCGGGTATAGGATACCAACGCTCGTATTGATTCGCTAGAGTTTCGTTAATGAGTTCCGCGCTAGTATGCCAAATGTAAGTCTGCTCTTTGGGCAACTTAGCAAACACGCTAGGGTCACATTGCGACGCAATAAAGTACTTGCACTCAGGAACGATGGGGTCTACAAACCGGCTGTTAAACTCCCGAGCATCCACCATAACCATTGCGGAAGGGGTGATGCCATTGTCGATGCAGTACTTGTACGCATTGTTGATGGTGATGAGTTTGACCCCATCCTCCCGCAACCTGCGGATTTCATCAATGTTGTGGGCTAAGGAAGGACCGCCACCCACGATCATGATTTCGACATCATTGGTCGGGTGGGGTTGAACCTGTTGAAAACCCAGACCAACATTATGTGTGACGTTCTCTTTGATCTTTTCTTCGGTTGTGTTGAGTGTCCCGCAATCAACAAAATCATTGCCCGACATCCACGCCGAAACGTAAAAATATGCGTAGCCGTCGGCTTCTTTTGACCAGTGGATCAAGCACTTACGGTCATTAAATTTCTTTAGCCACCACTCGTACGGGTGAACACTCAGATGCAGTTTATGCCCCAGCAACTTACCCATCTGGTCATCTTCTGTTGAAATCTGGAAGAAAACGTGCTGACAAGCATCGAGACAGTTATCCAAAACGCGGTCAACGTGATGAGGGCGAATATGCTCCAACACATCAGTGCAAAAACCATAAGCGGCTTTTACCCCAAGGGGCTGAGATAGATCATGTTCTTTGAACCGTAACGCATGGCTTTGAGTTTCCAACATGGGGCGAATGTCGGGGTCCAAGCAGTTATCTGCAAAGTCCACCATCGTCACATCCAAACCACCAAAGAAAGCAAGATTAAGCGCCCCCCGGCCCGTACCGCAACCAAGGTCGATAACCGACGCGCCGCGAGGTGGTTTGGCTTGCGTTAGAAATTCAAACGCTGCCCCCTCACCCGGAGCCACATGGCGATACTCGGGACGATCCCACATCATCTTGTAGAGGTCTTTTTCCAAAGGACGGTTGTTAGATACCGTCACTACTGGGGCTTTTCCGATAATTCCGGTCAGGGCTGTGCTCATGCTCTCTCCTTAATTCAACCTGATAAGCGCCGAATCAGCACTGTTTGCGGGAAACACGACAGAAAAAACTGACGTAGATGTTTTGTCCGAACCAAAGTCCAAAACACAAATGGCTGTACCACCATTCTTGTAAATCAACGCACCACGCGCTGTAATGGTTGCGTTCCAACTGGTATCCGCGAAGTCAACATACGCTGTTCCGTTGGTGTTAAGCAGCACCGTAGGTACAAGCACGTTGCCTCCAGCGGTGTAGCCAGAAGCCGTAACTTCCCCAGTGGTTGTGTACGCTGTAGTAGAGGCGTTAAGTGTTGCGGTGTTGTCATACAACGCAATCTTGATGGTATCCACCAAAAAATCCACGTCACCTTTAAACAAGGCTTCCTTGAACGAGTTGGAGGTGAAGTTTCCTTGGAATGCCATTTATTTCACCGGATACCTTACTTGACCAGAACGATAAGCGTCTTGACGATCTTTGCCATCACCAAGTTGTTTAGCCATTGTGAAGGCTTCGTTATATCGGTCTGTGTAATTTTTAAGAACATCCGCATCCGACTTCATATAGGCTGCGGCTTCCATTAGAGAGCCATAAAGAAGCAACGAGTCAAGGTTAGTGCCAAGCCATGTTACCCCGGCTGTGGTAATAGACTCCGGGTAGTAGAAGTAGTGCAACTCCATACTGAAAGAAGCATTGGGAGTTGGGCCTAAAATGAACGTGTTCTCGTCAAAAATGGCGTAGTGAGTCGGCGCTCCTGATGTTGCAGGAAAAGGAAACGTCTCACGAATAAAGTTCACGTCTTTGTTCAGCAAGTATTCATAACTGCCATCCGCGTTGATGCGGGCCAAAGAATACGTAGCCAACCAATCGGCTGGCGCTTCAAGATACTTATTGCCACTCGTTGCATTACCCGTGACATTTTTCCGCAGGGCAGGGAACTGAATAGAGTTATAGATTCTCTGTTCAGCCTGTTGAACGAACCGTGCAATCTGCTGCGCAGACGTAAGCCCGCCCGCTCCCACAGCCTGTGGGAAATCATTCTCTGAGTAAGCCTTAATTGCGGCGGTCAGTTCAGTGTAGTTCATGCAAGTTTTTTACTTGAATGTGTACCCTTAGTAGCGGCACCCGTACCACGGGTTTTTACCGTCTGCGTGT